ATGCTGTTTCTCTCCCCTACGCTCGTTTCAAGCCCACCTATGGCAGATACTTCCAAACCATGACCAATAAAAACTTATCTAGCCAAATCGAACCTTATGAAATAAGTCAAAACCTAGAAGTGGCAATAGAAGCTGCCGAATGGCTAACAATGACAGACGCGGGAGCAATAGCCCTAACTAGACGCCTTGCTTATGCTTTAGATACTAGCTTTAACATGGGCGAACTAAAGGAAGTGCCCGCCCTTGCCGCAAGGTTTACCCAAATACTGGCACAATTACATTTAACGGTGGAAACACGTTTACAGGGCAATAAGGAAGAAGAAAATAATGGACTTGGATACGTCGCAGACTATTTACGGGTTATCGAAGCCACGCCTACAAAGTCCAAACCTAAAACTGCCTAGCGCGGGGCAAGTTGTAATTGACCTTGCCGCCGAATTTGGGCAGCCGCTTTTACCCTGGCAAGAGTATGTTGTAAACGACGCTTTACAAATGACACCCGAAGGTAAATGGGCTAAGTCAAATGTAGGCATTTTGGTAGCACGCCAAAATGGGAAAACGGCGTTAATGCGCCAAGTGTTTTTAGCCCACCTATACGTTTTTGGCAGTAAACAAATTATTGCTATGGCTCAAACCCGCCAGCTAGCCCTAGACACTTTTAAGCAAACCGTAGACATGGCGGAAAGCCTAGAGTGGACGCGCAAGCGGATTAAACGGGTTAGCCGTACTAACGGGCAGGAAGAACTGGAAATTTACTGCCACCATTACCCTAAGAGCTGCAGCGAGAAATGCCAGCGAATTAGGAAATACAGCATTAGGGCGGCAACTTCGGAAGGCTCACGCGGTAGCACCGCAAACTTACTTTATGTAGATGAGCTGCGAGAAATTAGCGAAGAAGCTTGGCAAGCTGCAGTACCTCTAACCCGAACTACAGGCGGGCAAACTTGGATAACTTCAAACGCAGGCAGCGAAGCAAGCACGGTTTTAAACAGCCTGCGAACCCGCGCCCTTATGAACCAGTCGCCCCGAATGGGCTGGTATGAATGGAGCGCCGCCGAAGGCGCACAAGTGAACCCGCCAGACATTAGAGCTATACAACAAGCTAACCCAGCGTTAGGGCATTTAATAGACCTTGAAAGCATTTTAGATAGCGCTAAATTTGATACTAAGGAAGCATTTCAAACCGAAAGCTTGTGTGTCTGGGTTAGCAGTATGTCGAGCCCCTGGAACATGGACAAGTGGAATTTAGGCGAGCAAAAAATAACCATGACGGACGGGCTGCCTACTTACATGGGGCTAGACCTAACCTTTAACCGTGAAAAGGCTTATTTAGTAAGCGTACAAGAAACCTCTGACAATAAATTAGCGGTCTTTGTTCACGAATGGTTTAAAGACGGCGGGATAAACGACGTAATGCTAGCGGGAGAAATAGCCGAACTTGCTAGACGCTTTAACCCTAGAATTTTAGCTTATGACCCTAATACCGCTGGATTTATCCAACCGCACCTAGCAAGAGCGCAAGTAAATGCCGTGCCTACACCCTGGAGCAGCGCGGGTTTTGCTATCGCTTGCGACCAAACACTAAACGCCATGAACAGCGAGCGCTTAATACACGCAGGGCAAGAAGTTATGTATGAACACCTGGTAGCCTGCGCCAGACGTCCCGCAGGCGACGGCGGCTGGAGAATTGCGCGCCGCGCCGCGACTAATCCAATTAGCGCCGCAGTAGCTTTAGTTATGGCAGTAGGGCACGCTACCACGCCACAAGCCGAACCTGTGATAATGTCAGCCTGACCCTGTTTACAGGTTCTCCGAGGTTCGCGCCTAACGCTTATGAGGGGTCAAGAACTTACTGGACGTTAGGCGCGACACGGTGAACAGCGTTACAAAGTGTTGCATAGTTAGCAACTTAGTTAAATAAACCGCATACTAATAACATGGGTTTACTGGACGTATTTTCACTTACTTCAGAAATAAAGGCAGCCGAACAAACTACGGTTACAGCTGCAGTTAATGTACTACCTAGCCAAAACTTCGCACCATTCTTTATGTCGCCTTTTACTACGCGACAAGAAGCTATGGAAGTACCAGCCGTAGCTAGAGCGCGCTCTATTATCTGCGGTACAGCTGCTAGCCTTCCACTACACGCTTACAACAAAACCACAAACGCCGAAATTTATGGGCGCACAATTCTAGAGCAGCCAGACCCAGCGTTACCTACAGCCGTAGTAATGTCTTGGACTTTTGACGATTTGTTATTTCACGACGTCGCCTATTGGCAGGTTTTAGAAGTTTCGCCAGACGACGGACGACCTACACGCGCCCGACGCATTGACCCGTTACGGGTTAGTTACAATACCGAAGGCTTAAACGGTATCGTTATTGACGGCTTTTATGTAGATATGAATTTAGTTCCAATGTCTGGCGTAGGCTCACTAATTGTTTTTTACGGTCTTGGAACAGGCGGAATTTTAAGCCGCGCAGGGCGCACAATTAAAACAGCGCTAGACCTAGAAAAGGCTGTAAGCCGTATGGCAGAAGAACCAGCCCCAGCTATGTATATTAAAAACAGCGGCGTAGACCTTCCAGCCGCTCAAGTATCTAGCCTTTTGGCTAACTGGAAAGCTGCACGCGCCCAGCGTTCAACCGCTTACCTATCTGGAAACCTTGAAGTACAAGCTTTTGGTTTTGACGCTACCCAAATGGAACTTAGCGCGAACCGTATGAACACGGCTACCGAAATTGCCCGCTTAATGAATATTCCAGCCTGGTATTTAAACGCTGAAAGCACTAGTAGCACCTATAGCAATACCTTGCAGGAACGCCGCTCACTTATTGACTTATCGCTAATGCCGTACCTTATTGCGGTGGAAGGTCGTCTAAGTATGGACGATATAACCCCAAGCACCCAGCGCGTACGCTTCGAGGTTGAAGAGTACCTACGCGGTACGGCTATGGAGCGTATCGAGGTAATAGGCAAAATGCTAGAGCTTGGTTTAATTGACATAAACGAAGCTAGGGAAATGGAAGACCTAGCCCCTAGAGGAAGCGAAACAAATGCAAATTAACTTTGACGGCAAAATTTTAGCCGCAGATGTACCTAATAGAACTATTACAGGAATGGTCGTACCCTTCGGCGTTTCTGGTCGAACCAGCGCAGGCGAAGTAGTATTTGAATTTGGAAGTTTCCAACAGTTTAAAGCTGAAGAAATTATTTTAAACAAAGAACACAGCCGAACAGACCCACTAGGGCGCGGTATTGCAGGAAGTGAAGTTATTACACCTGCAGGTATTTCTATGGCTTTTAAAATAGCCCCTACTACGGCTGGAACAGACGCCCTAATTGAAGCCGCCGAAGGTTTACGCCCCGCTTTTAGTATCGAAGCTAGCGCGGACGAATACACAATAGACAAAGGCGTAATGCGCGTAAGCGCTGCTACCTTGCAGCAAGTCGCACACGTTACAAACCCAGCTTTTAAAAGCGCTTTAATAAGTGACGTCGCAGCTAGTGAAGAAGAAGAAAGCGACACCCCAGAAACCCCCGAAGCGACAGCCGCCGAGGAAAATCCAGAAGGAACAATTATGGAAAACGAAGAAACCGTAGTTGAAGCCGCAGAGGAAGTAGCAGCACCAGCTGTTATTCAGGCTGCCGCTCCAATTCGCACAGCACCACGAAGCCCAATCGTAGACGGAACTTCTTACCTAGAGCACAGCATTAAAGCTGCTATGGGTAACGACGATAGCCGCCAGTACGTTAGAGCAGCGGACGAAAGTACCACCACTAACACGGGTCTAACCCTGCCTACCCACCTTCAAGAGTTTATTTCTACAACTATTGACGGACGCCCAACTATCGACGCAATTTCACGCGGCGTTTTGCCTGCAAGTGGAATGAGCTTCACAATCCCTAAGCTAACTCAAGCGCCAACAGTTGCAGATGTAAACGAAGGCGCCAGCCCATTTGGAACACCTATGACTTCAAACTACCTAACCGTAGATGTTCAGAAGTACGCAGGCGCTTCTAGAATTAGCTGGGAGCTCATTGATAGAAGCTCGCCCGCCTTTCTCACCGAACTCCTAAGGGAAATGGCTGCAGCTTACGCTAAGGCAACAGACCTTGCAGTAGTTTCTGCCCTTCTATCAGGTGGAACAGATGCCACCGCAGTAGCAGGTACAGCAACAGGTCTACAATCCTTTATTTCAACCGAAAGCGCTGCCGCTTATTCAGGTTCAGGCAACTTTGCCCGCAACCTTGTAGCTAACACTACGAACTGGTCTAACATCATGGGATATCAGGACGATAGCAAGCGCCCACTTTACACCGCCGCCGCACCTTCAAATGCACCTGGCGCAGTAAACGGTACTTCAATCGTAGGTAATGTATTAGGCACAAACCTATTTGTAGACCCACACATTGGAGCAGGCGCAGACGAAGGTATGATTTTGGTCGCACCTGAAGCTGCAACC